GCCCCGCACGCGGCCCGAAGCACCAAACGCCTCGGCGTTAATGGAGAAGGTGCCAGTCGCCCAGCGGATCAGTACGATGTTGCGCGAGTACAACAACCCAATTGTTGCCGACGCAGCAGAGCTTCGCCTTGTAGTAACAAATAAGTTACTAGACCTAGCGGGCTGTGGGGACCCCCGAATCGAAATAAAAGCGACGGAGATGCTGGGCAAGATAAGCGATGTAGGCTTGTTCTCCGAGAAAACCGAGATCACCGTGACGTACAACAACGTCGCGGACATTGACGAGGCGATCAAAGACAAAATTCGCAAGATGATGAAGTTGAACTCAATCGATGTGCCAGTCATGGACTTGGACATGAAGAAAGAGTTTGAGGACCCCAAGGTGATTGAGGATGTAACGCCCAAAGAGCCGCCAGAAGAGGACACTATCGATGTCTGACGAACTGGATAACATTGACCCGGAGCTCAAAGCGCTGCTGGCTAATCTTCACCGGTTAACAGAGAATCAGAAAAATGTAATTCTTGCGGACCTATCCCGCAAAGAAGAGATGCTGGAGAAGCAGCTAGCCCGAGATACGTTCATGGGCTTCGTGAATAAGTGCTGGCCGACCTTTATTTCGGGCCGACACCACAAGATTATGGCCAAAGCGTTTGAAAGAGTGGCCAACGGAGAGTGCAAACGGCTGATTATCAACATGCCACCCCGCCATACAAAGTCGGAATTTGCGTCTTACCTCCTACCAGCGTGGTTTCTAGGTAAATACCCGCATAAAAAGATCATCCAGAGCTCAAATACGGGTGAATTAGCGGTCGGATTTGGTCGAAAAGTGCGAAATTTGGTCGATTCTGACGTTTACAAGGCAATTTTTCCCAATTTTGAGCTCCAACAGGACTCAAAAGCCGCTGGAAGGTGGAATACCAACAAAGGTGGCGACTATTTTGCGATTGGTGTAGGTGGTACGGTGACCGGAAAGGGTGCCGACATCCTAATTATTGACGATCCGCACTCAGAACAGGAAGCTGCACTGGCTGCCAGTAATCCGGATGTGTTTGACAAGGTAACTGAGTGGTATACGTCTGGTCCGCGTCAGCGTTTGCAACCTGGCGGGTCAATCGTAGTCGTGATGACTCGTTGGTCGCTGCGGGACTTAACGGGCCAGGTACTCAAAGCTGCCGCTGCCCGCGGTGGAGAGCAGTGGGAGGTGATTGAGTTCCCTGCCATCATGCCCTCGGGTAAACCCTTATGGCCTGAGTTCTGGTCTTTGCATGAATTGGAAGCGCTCCGTCAGGAGTTGCCTAACTCGAAGTGGCAAGCGCAGTACCAGCAGAACCCAGTGGGTAATGAGAGTGCGATTATCAAGCGGGACTGGTGGAAATGGTGGGAACTTGAGAGACCACCGGCATGCGACTACATTTTGCAGTCATGGGACACTGCGTTTGAGAAGACTAACCGTGCTGACTTTTCAGTGGGCATGACGTGGGGGGTTTTCTACAATGACGAAGACCACAGCTTGCCGAACATTATTTTGCTCAACGTGTACAGGAAGCGCGTAGAGTGGGTGCAGCTCAAAAAGGATGTGTTTGAGGAGTACCAAGAGTGGGAGCCGGACGGTGTAATCATCGAGAAGAAAGCCACCGGCGCACCACTAATTTATGAGTTAAGAGCAATGGGTATTCCAGTTCAGGAATACACGCCGAGTAGGGGTCAGGACAAAGTTGCCCGCTTGAACTCGGTCTCAGACATAATTGCGTCAGGGAAAGTATGGGTTCCCCGTACCGCTTGGGCGGAAGAAGCAGTTGACGAGATTGCTGCATTTCCGTCTGGCGAGCATGACGACTTGGTGGACGCAACCACTCTTGCACTGATGCGGTTCAGGCAGGGGGGTTTCCTCCGCTTGCCTTCCGACGAACCGGAAGAACAAAAATTTTTCAAACGCCGAAACGCGGTGTTCTATTGAGGATGATGTATGGCTACTAATATCGACAAAGCTCTGTATTCTTTGATCCCCGGGATGGAGGATCAGAGTATGTTCCCCGAAGACGCAATTGAGATTGAGGTCGAAGACCCAGAATCTATGCGCATTAGTGCGGGCGGTGTGGAGATTGAACTGTTGCCGGAAAGTAAGAAGGCAAGTGATAAGTTTGATGCCAACCTTGCGGAAGAGATGGACGAGGGTGAGCTGGGTAAGCTTGCGTCTGAGTTGATGGGATTAGTGGATGCAGATATTGCCAGTCGCAAAGACTGGACAGATGCGTACGTTAAAGGTCTTGAAGTTTTGGGGATGAAATATGAAGAGAGAACTGAGCCATGGAACGGCGCTTGTGGAGTGTTTTCTACTGTACTCACGGAAGCGGCCATCCGGTTTCAAAGCGAGACTATCACGGAAACGTTCCCTGCTGCGGGCCCTGTTAAAACGGAGATTATTGGGGCCATTGATCGTCTTAAAGAAGAGGCGGCTGAGAGGGTCCGAGATGATATGAATTATCGCTTGACTGAGGAGATGCCTGAGTATCGTCCTGAGCATGAGCGCATGTTGTTTAACTTAGGTCTTGCGGGCGCGGCCTTCAAGAAAGTTTATTACGATCCGGGTCTGCGTCGCCAAACCGCGATCTTCTTGCCCGCTGAAGATGTGATCATCCCTTATGGGTCGTCGGGCGCACGTACCGCTGAGCGCGTCACACACTTGATGCGTAAGACGAAAAACGACATCAAGAAGCTACAAGTTGCAGGTTTCTACCGCGACGTTGAGCTGGGTGATCCCGTTAATATTTACAACGACGTTGAGAAGAAAAAAGCTGAAGAGCAGGGCTACTCCATCACTGATGACGACCGCTATCAACTAGCGGAAATTCAGGTGGACTACGTCATGCCGGGCGATGAGACCGAAGATGAGATTGCAGTTCCTTACATTATTACGATTGATCGCGGCACAGATGAAGTTCTTGCCATTTACAGAAACTGGAATGAAGATGATTCAACGTATGCGAAACGTCAGCACTTGGTTCAGTACGACTATATCCCAGGTTTTGGTGCGTATGGTATGGGGCTTATTCACATTATTGGTGGTTATGCTCGTGCTGGTACTTCTCTTATACGTCAGCTTGTTGACGCAGGGACACTCGCCAACCTTCCCGGTGGCCTGAAGTCTCGTGGCCTGCGTGTTAAGGGTGACGATACACCCATCGCACCGGGCGAGTTCCGCGATGTAGATATCCCAAGCGGGTCTATCAAAGATAACATCATGACGCTCCCGTATAAGGAACCGTCGCAGGTGTTGCTGGCGCTACTGAATCAGATTACGGAAGAAGGTAGACGACTGGGTTCTATCGCTGACATGAAGATGTCGGACATGAGCGCACAAGCACCGGTGGGTACAACACTTGCGCTGCTTGAGAGACAACTCAAAATCATGGGTGCTGTCCAAGCCCGCGTGCACAACTCGATGAAAGAGGAGTTCAAACTTCTCAAGAGCATCATCAGAGACAACATGCCAGAGGACTATGACTACGAGCCCGCTGGTGGAGATCGCACGGCCAAGCGTGAAGACTACGATATCGTTGAGGTGATTCCAGTCAGCGATCCTAACAGCTCAACAATGGCTCAGCGGATCATGCAGTATCAGGCTGTTATGCAGCTTGCGCAACAGGCTCCGCAGATTTACAACTTGCCAGTCTTGCACCGCCAGATGATTGAGGTGCTGGGTGTGAAGAATGCTGAGAAGCTTGTGCCCATCGATGATGATCAGAAGCCGCGTGATCCCATCAGTGAGAACATGGCGTTCCTCAATGGCGAGCCTACAAAAGCGTTTATTTACCAGGATCACGATGCGCACATTGCGGTGCACTCGACGTTCATGCAAGACCCCATGATTGCACAGCAGATGGGACAGAACCCCATGGCGCAGCAGATGATGGGTGCGATTCAAGCGCACATTGCAGAACACTTAGCTTACTTGTATCGCAAGAAAATCGAAGAGCAGTTGGGTACAGCACTGCCCGCTCCGAACGAGGAGTTACCTGAAGAGACTGAAGTGCAGTTGTCCCAGCTTGTGGCGCAAGCGTCTGCTCAGCTCTTGCAGCAGAACATGGCCATGGCCCAGCAACAGAAAGCCCAACAGATGCAGCAGGACCCGCTAATTCAGATGCAGCAGGCGGAGTTGCAGATCAAGCAGCAGGAAGCTCAGACTCGTGCACAGAAGACCCAGGCTGATATTCAGTTGGCGCAAGAGAAACTCAAACTGGATGCACAGCGCATGCAGATTGATATGCAGAAGGAGCAGCAGCGTGTGGCCTCGCAGGAGCGCCAGAGCACCGAGCGTGTTACCGCGCAGGACCGCCAGATTGCACAGAAGCTCAAGGTTGACTTAGTCAAGACTATTCACAAACCGCCTACTAAACCGCAGATGCCCGGAGGTAACAGATGAACGAGTTTGAACTATTAAGGAAGTACAACGACGAGTTTCGAGAGCAAGCGCTCTCAAGACTTGCGTCGGGCCAGGCTAAGGACTACGCGGAGTACCGCGAGTTGGTTGGTGTGATCCGCGGTATGGACCACGCTAACTACAGTTTACTGGAGCTTAAGAAAAGGTTAGAGACAGAATGATTAGCGTGCCAGAACCTAGCGTTGCAGGATCGCCATCGTACCTCCACATAGACGGGCAGGACATCAAGGTTGTTGCCAAGATGAACCTGCCGCGTGTTGTGGTGTTTGATAACTTCCTGTCTTACGAAGAGTGCGAGGGGCTGATCAGCGGCATTGAGCACAAGATTTTGCAGTCTACGGTTGTAGACGACAGGACGGGCACGTCTATCCAGCACGAGGCCCGCACCAGCTCTGGCTCTTACTACACACGC